CGTAGTGCCTTCGGGTCAGGTAGGAGTCGGTGAGTCCTCTGAGCACAGTCAGCACCGGAATGTCGGGGTCGAGTGTCGAAGTGACGGTCATCTGGTCGCCGGGTTGGAGCTCGTCGGCGTCGTGGGGAAGGAACACGTCGTAGTCGACCTCCTGTCTGCGTGCCTCCCCAAAGTCCGTTTCGGCGCCCCCCAAAGTGCTGGCCGGCCTTACAAGGCATTCCCCCGAATACACCTGCGCGGTAGTCGGTTCGGTCTGGCCGGTGGTCTCGTTGAAGCCTGACCCGGTGACACGAGCCACAATGCAGGTGTCGACAAACCGGGTGGCCCACTGGTCGCGGAAGAAAGCGACCGTCGACGAAGGGATGCTCATGCGAACCCCATTGGGATACTTCGGTACCGGCCCAACTGGTCTTTCTCGTGTTGTTCCAGGTAGACGAAAGCGGTCAGCCCGCCACCGGCGAACGACTCTCCAGACCCGGTCGAATAGGTGACAGTGTCCGACCCGGCCAGGGAGACGGATTGGACTGCACCGGCCGACCCGGCGGGGATCGCCGCGTTCGCAGCCCCTTTGCGGAACGCTCGGGCGACCACTTCGGCGCACAGCGACCCGAGGTGGCCGAGGGCCAGGTCGTGGTAGTCGTCGTGGCCGGCCAGGTATCCGCCGTCGTATTCGATTTCAATCGACTGGGGCTTGTACGCCTTCCACGGGATTTGGGTTCCGGTGGTGGACGTGCGGATCACCTTGCCGTTGGGGTAGAGCAGGTAGTCGGTGGCGGTGAGTGCGACACCGGCTTCGGTGACGGTCGTTATCGCGGTGACCGGCCAGTTTCGGAGGAACAGGACCCACCGGTACCCGTCGAACAGTTCAGAACGGGGGCCGTCCTCGAGCGGGCGTCCCACATGGGATTCGATGAGCGCCTGGGCATCTGCGATCAGAGCGGCGACCGTAGCATCCGGGTCGGCGGTGATATCCCACTGGAGTTTGATTTCCACGTCGAGCTGGGTGCAAAGAGCCAAGATTCCTCCTACCAGGGTGGCGGGTTGTTGGGGCCTAACGGCGTGTACGCCACGCCTGCCGCCGTGGAGCCGACAGGGTCGGGTGTGTGGTCGACGGGGTCAGGCTTCCAGAAGGTGAGCGCTGTCCTCGTCCCGCTCGCAGTCGACGTGTCGTCGGTCTGTGTGACCGCGGCCGACCCAGTGCGGGTTGGTATGAAGAACGTACCCATACCCAACCCGGTTTGGGCGTCTTGAAGGGCTGCAAGCGTCCCGGTGAAGACTGGCGGGGTGAACGTTCCAGACGCCGCACTCGTGTTGTCCTGTTGGGTCGCGGCGGCGGTACCGGTGATGGTGCCGGGGACGAACGTACCCGAAGCGGTGGACGTGTCGTCGGCTTGGACTGGCGCGGCGGTGCCGACTTTGGCGTCGGTGGTGAACGTGCCGGTCGCCGACCCGGTGTCGGACTGTTGGGTGGCTGCTGCTGTACCGGTGAACGTCCCCGAGTCGAACGTGCCGGTCGCGTTAGCAGTGTTGTCAGCTTGGGTGGCGGCGGCAGACCCGGTGAATGTTGGAGCGACAAACGTTCCCGTGGCGGTTGAAGTGTCGTCCTGCTGTGTGGGGCTACCGGTACCGGTGACCTCAGACGGAGTGAACGTCCCAGTGGCAGTGGAGGAGTCGTCTCCCTGGGTCGGAGCCGCAGACCCGGTGAGGGTCGGGTTGACGAACGTACCCGAAGCTGTCGCCGTGTTGTCAGCTTGGACAGGCGCGGCAGTCCCGGTGAATGAGTCCGCAGGCCCCACTGTGATTTGGACGACTTCGGAACCCGACGTCCATGTTCCCGACCAGCCGAACACCTGATAGTCGTAGGCGGCTTCCGCCGGGCCGACGTCGGTGTACAGGTTGGGGACAGTCCGGGCTAACGGTGTGTCACCGTCGGGGTCGAACACCGCACCGGTTTGGGGGGTGCGGCGGAACACTGCGTAGTCCCAGCGGACCCCGGACGCGGTAGACGTGTCGTCGGCTTGAGTGGGGGCGGCGGTGCCGGTGAAGACGGGAGCAGTGAACGAACCGTTGGCCGTTGAAGTCTGGTCGTCTTGGACTGCGGCGCTCGAGCCGGTGAGGGTCGGGGTTGAGAATGAGCCGCTGGCGGCAGACGTCTGGGCGTCTTGGCTGGCAGCGGCCGATCCGACCAGTGTCGGATTCGTGAACGTGCCGCTAGCAGTCGACGTGTCGTCCTGTTGAGCGGGTGAGGCGGTGCCGGTGCGGGTTGGGATGGTGAACGTGCCCGACGCGGTGGGCGTGTCGGCCTGCTGGCTGACGGCTACTGTCCCGGTAAAGGTTGGGGGAGTGTGGGTTCCTGCCGCTGTCGACGTGTCTGAAGCCTGGGTTACGGCCGCCGAACCGGTAACCGTGGAGGAGGCAGGTGTGTAGTCGATGGTGACGGTGGCCGCTGTCATCGACACGGTGGCACCGTCTGGAGACATCGACTGGGTGAACGTCGACCAGTTGGCAGCGTTGGCCGGGCCGAGGACCGCAGCCTCCCACTCTGCGATCGTCTGCGTTTGTGATGGGGAGGAGTGGGTCAGGTCGATGGACCGTGTCGTGTTAGCCGCATTTATGGTGGCGTCCGCGCCATTCACATTGGCGTAAGACGTGGCCCCGCCGCCTGTAGGGACGATCCGGGCAATCCACGACAGTGCGTGTGAATCGTCGACAAGTGTTCCGGCACTGACCGCGATGGTGATTTGGAAGCGAACCGAGTTGACCGCTGCCGGGTCGAAGTCACCTGGCGCGGTGGCATTGTCGAGGGAAGCTTCCCCGGTGACGTTGGCGCTCGCACCGGAGGGGGCGGTGCCGGTGAGGGCTCTAACCCATGTGGCCATCAGCCCTCCCTACAACATTCACCGGGTCTAGGCTGCCACTCCCCACACGACGAGATGCCGACCTTGTCCCATTCGGCTTGGATCGGCTGATACCTAGGGTCGGTGTGGACCGCGGACCAGGAACCGAGTTCACGTCTCAACCCGCAGACGAAGTTGCGGCGGGGAATGGTCTCGAGTTCGAGGAAGTCACAGACGACCCCGTTTACATAGCAACAGTGACCGCCGGCCAGGGAACCTCGGCCGGTGCAGTTAGAAGCTGGCATCCCACGTCAGGTCGACGTTGGCACCGGTTTGGACGGCGGCAAGGTTCAGCGGGTCGAACGAACCCGACACGAACGTGCCGCTAGCGGTTGACGTGTCGTCCGCCTGGGTTGGGCTTGCCGTCCCGGTGAAGATTGGGGGTGTGAACGTTCCCGACGCGGTGGAGGTGTCGTTCTCTTGGGTGACCGCCGCGGATCCGGTGAACGTCTGGGCGGTGAACGGGGCAATAGCGAACTGCCAACCCACCGTTTTCGCAGCGTTGGAGGTTACAGTCCAGGATGCAGTACCAGAAGCCCCCGTACCTGTCATCTGGTTTTCGGCGTAGGCACCGCTGGCCGCGTCGGCAACCGTATCCTGGAAGATTTCGTCGATCTTCGTCCAGCCTGCACCCGACACTGAGAACGCTCCCACGTTCCCGCCGTCGTGGGCGATCGGGCATATCACCAGACAGTCGTCAACAGTGGTGGTAACCCCTGTGATATCGAATGGGGATGCCAGGTCGGTGTTCCCAGCAGAAGCCACATGGATCGGGGTGGTGGTATCCGCACCCGAATAGCGGATACAGAAACCCCAACACGAATCCGCACCCGAAGCCTGGACGGTGAACGAAGCCCCCTCCGTACCGTCCACAACCCGCCAGAAGCTAGCTATATGGCAGTCCGAGTTGGTGGTGCCACCCTCACCTATCAGCGTGAAACCAGGAGGCTTGTTGTTTACGTTATCCCACTGGTCGGTGTTGGTGGTGTCGTCGTTCCCGACAAGGATCAACAGGAGGTCGCCAACAGCAACCCCAGTCGGTTTGTCGAGAACCAGCGTAGAACCGGTGCCAGTGTTCTCGGTGAAGGACTCTCTGACTATCGCCATGAGTTCCCCCTACCCGGTCAGGATCAGGCGTTCCCCGCTGTGATGGTGAATGAGCTGATCGCCACAGTCCCGCCTGCGACAAAAGAAATGCTGTCGAAGTTCAGGTCTGACCCTGACGCGGCAACGTCACCGTCCAACACGTGGACAGCAGCCGAGCTTTCGATACGGAACCAGGATGCGGTCCCGGTAGCGTCAGCGGACGTGTCGTCAGCGATCGCATTCAAGGTGAGCACCCCACCGGAGGCGGCGGCGGCGAAGGTGGCGTTACACACCTGTTCGGACAGTTTCGTTGTCTCCGCGCCACCAGTTGCCGGGCGTGTTCCCGAAAAGACTTTCAGGAGGGCGGACGCTCCCGCCCTTGCGGTGATCTCATCAAGTTGGGCGTTCCGCAAAGCTGCGGCGTAACCGAGGGCCATTATTTATCTCCTTCAGGGGGTGAGAACGTCCCGTGGCCTTCAATCTTGAAGTCGTCTTGGGCGGCCTCGTTGGCTACGGCAGGTTTGGGGGCTGCCGGTTTCCGGGCGGCAGGTTTCGGCTCGAGAGCCTTCAACCGGGCTTTGATCGCCTTCACCCTCTCGGTGTCGCCTTCCGCTTTGTAGCGGGCCAGGTTCCGACGAAGGTGGACGGTTACGTCGGCCATCAGAACACTCTTTCCCAGACGGCCGTACCGTCAGTGAGTGCTTCGCCGTAGTCGATGCCGGTTTCTGCCGGGGGGGCTGCAGCCGACGTACCGGCCGTGGTTGCCACGTAGAGCTTGCCGCTGGCGAACTCGACATAATCGCCGGCCGCGTAGGCAGTCGTGTTGGCCCGCAGGGTTGCGATCAAACCCCGGCCCATGAAGTCGAGGTTGGAAGCCAGGACCTCACGCCCAACGAAGTCGAGGGCCGGGTCGGTGGTACCGGGGGTGGCGTTCAACAGGTCTCGACCCAGATGATCTCTAAGTCTGAGTGTGGTTGCCATGTGGTGTCTCCTAACCGAAGGAGGGCCCCGAAGAGCCCTCCTTCAAGTTGTTGTCGATCAGGATGCGGTCAGTTCGATGATCCCACCGTCGTCGATGGTCAGCGGGGTGAAATACCCGGCGTAGGCCACCTGGACGCCCATGACAGACGGTTCGATGACTTGCAGGGTGCCGACACGCTGTTCGAACACTTCGATCGCGGCAGTGGAGAACAGGAACGCCTTACCTGAGGCAAGACCGGCGGACATGACCGCCTGGATTCCTGAAATCGACCCCACCTGACCGGAACCAATGTTCCCCGCAGACAGTCCTTGCGACTGTGCGTTCTGTGGGTTCACCGGGGCGAACAACGGACCGAACAGTTCAAGGACACTGGGGGCGAGGGCAAGGACGAGACGTCCCTGACCTTTGGTCACCGCGTAAATGTCCCCGGCCGCAGCCCACAGGGCTGACGCGACGGTGGCGGCGGTAGGCGAAGCGCCATACCCGACCGCGGTAGCCGTGGACGCGTCCAGTTCGGTGCCGACAGCGGCTTCGGTCTGGATGGCGTACTGGGCTGCCAGGTCGTTGATGATGAGGTTCATCGTCTGACCGTTGGAGAAGTCGATGTTCTGTCTCGACACGTTGACGTAACCGCCGTAGGTGATCGCGTTGGCGCTCAGACGGGTGATCGTCATCTTCTGTGAGACCAGTTCGGCCTTCTCATCGCCGGCCGCACCGGCAGCACCCTGCACGTCTACCAACGTGCTCTGGGTGACACGCGGACGGTGCCACGTGTTCGACGGCAACGACTGAGGGCCGATCGCCTGCACCATCGGACGTGCAGCGTCGATGAAGTTGATCACGTCCCCGACGATCGGGTCCGGGATCACCCCGAGGTTGTCGGCGGTCTTCTGGTGGGCGGCGGCACGGTGGAAAAACTCCAACCGGTCGCGGGCGTCACGGTCGCCGAGAGCCGACTTGTATGAGTCGAGCGCGTAGTCGCCGGCCGACCGGTATTCGACTTCGTCCTTGTCGACCTCACGCCGCATTGTCGCCATCGCCTTCTGCAGTTCGTCGGCACGGATGCGTGCCTTCTGCTGCGACGTCTTGGCGGCGCTGAGAATGTCGAGCTGCTCTTCAGCAACTTCGATCCTCTTGCGTGCTTCGGTGATCAACTCCTTCTCGTTGTCGGTCAGGTCGCGTTCGGCGTCCTGAGCGTTGGCGGAAGTGCCTTCGATGAATGCCGTCCGCTCGTCGACTTCTTTCGACAGGCGGGCGATCATTCCGTCTGAATGGTTTTCAGACATGATGAATCTCCTTGATAAGAGGGTTTGGATGGACAGGCCCTCTCGGCCAGCGGAGCACTCACCCGCCCCCTGACGGGGCGACCTAACGTTCTTTAAGGGGTGTGCTAAGACTTCCTGGTTTTCAGCCAGGCGAGAACCTCGTCGAGGTTCGGGGTGACAAGCGGAGGCAGCAAGGCCGGGTCGGGCCCGTCCTCCCGGTCACGGACTGCGAGCACCCGCGCACCTGCGTAGGCGGGCGACTCGACAAATGCGAGGTGGTCCATGAACGCCCGTTTTATCCGGCGGAACGGGCGGTCTAACTCCTGGTCGGACGGATGGACACCGAAACCGGCGGAAACAGACAGCATGTCCTCGTCGGCGAGGGTCAACGTTTCGTCACCCAGCGGTGTGGGGGCAACACGTACTTCACCGACCAGCCCCTCCTCGCGGGAGGGGAACCATCGGAGGGCACGGCCGATCGTCCGTGTCTTGTCGTGATCGCGGTTAGCACGGATCGGGTCGGAGCGGGTTTCGATACCGTCCCACGCCCCACGTAGGAACGACTCTTGCCACAGTTCACCGCGGTATTCGACCAGGGCTTCTTCCTCGTAGGGGGCGGCGACCACCGAGACGACACGTTCCGCAAAGTTGACGTCGGCGACGACCGCGTTGCGGAATTCGACGGGCGGGCGGGGTTTTTCGGTCACGACAGGTCACCTCCAGTAAGGGCGACAGTGGCAGGCTGTGGGGCTTCTGGTGCGGGGCCGGCCAGCCTTTCAGCGGCACGCACTTCGTCGACGGACACCACACCGGCGGCGACCAGTTTCACCCAGGCTTCAGCACGTTCGTTGAAGGCGGGACGGGAGTATTCGTCACGGTTCAGCTCGGCGGCCTGCCCGCGGGGGAGCGCCCAGTTCGACAGGGCTGCCATCACCGGGGTTGTCTTCGGCCGGATACCGGCACGGTCATGGTGGTCGAACCATGAGGAAACGTTCGAATAGGTGAAAGTGTCGCCGGTGGGTAGACCGACCAGCGGTGGTGGGACTCCCAACAGGTTGGCGATACGGCCTTCTGTGAACTGGGCGATCTCGAGCATCGCAAGGTCTTTCGGCGACACCGACTTGTGGTCGACCAGTTTCATGTTGTTGTCGAGCACCGGCGGGTAGCCGAGGTTCTGCGCTCGTGTGGTAACCCACTGGTTCAAAACGTCCTGGGCGTCGTCGCCGGAAAGCTCCTGGTCGGTTTCGAGGGTTTGGAGGGCGATCCCTCCGGTCGACGCCATCTCCCGCACGTATTTGGCGAGCACCCCCGCGGTGAGCATCCGCCCGCCGGCCGACTCCAACGGGCCCACCCCGTGCGGGGCGGCCGTGGTCGACTTGTAGCGGATGTGGAGAATATCCCCCGACACGTCGGTTCCGGCGGGTCCGCCCAACCGGTAGACACGGCGGGCGTCACGCATCTCGACATGCATCAGCCCGGGAGGGATGACACGGAACCGCATCGGGAACCCGCCCGAATGGAACGCCATCGGCAGGACGAACGCCTCACCCAACTGGAAATCCCAGAACAACTGTTTGGCGAACTCATGCCACGACGTGTAGACCTCGGGGTCGGGGTTGACCATCCATGTGTCGGGTTCGATGATCCGCCCGCTCCGCGTCCGGTAGACGGGAAACGACGAGATTACAGAGGCGTTCAAGTCGAGACAGTTCCATGCGATGTCGACCAGCTCGTTGAACCGTGACCCGAAATCCCAGTTCGGTACCGCCCATTCGGCCGGCCAACCCGCCCACGGCGACGGCAACACCATCGGAAGGGCCCGAGATTCTGTCTTGGTCCAATCCCCAGCCAGCTCGACACCTTCGGGGTCTCCGGGGCTGTCG